GCGATCCCGCCGTGGATGATGCGCCGTTATCAATACTTCCCGTGATGTTAATGCCCGCGCCCGATGTCGCCGTCGCTCCGTTGGGCGCGTGGCTTTTGCCTCCATCCCATGCCTGGTCCATCGCCCAGACGCCCTCTTGTCGGACGAGGCCCCGGACCTCCCCGACGGCCCGTTCCGCCAGGTAGAGCCCCGTTCCCGCATACGCCGTATCCCCCGTGGCAGTGCCGAGATGGACGCTCACAACCCGCGCCGTGGCGTTGCCCACGAGCGTCCCGCCAGCGGGGAGGGAGGCCGTGGCGCCGTCCCACAGGCCCGCCCACTCGAACTTGTCCACACGGACGCCCGCAAGAGCGCGCTCCCCCGCGTCCGTGAAGGCCGTGGGGTCCAGCGGCTCCGCCTCCAGCGTCACGACGAACCGCGTCCCGTGCGCTGAGATGTCATACCCGTCGAAATAGATGCGCGTCTGGTGCGCACTGATTTTGCTCACGCCCTCCACCTCCGCTCAATCGCTTTCGTCGCGATATCGAGGTATCTCTGAATGGCCGCCATGCTCGCGTTGAACGCCGGGAGCAGGTACGGCTGGGGCTTCGTGCCCCTCCAGGCGATGGCCCGCGCGACAAGGAACGCTCCGGCATTCCCGGCGGGGAACCCGTGCCGCTTCGCCCACGGTTGCAGCGCGCGCGGCGGCGGGAAATGCGGCCTTGTCCCAAACTCGACGTGCGGGGCATAGGCGAGCTTCGAGCCCACCACGGCCCACAGGGGCGCGAACTCCGACCCGATGGACCCGCGCAAGCGCCCGGTGTCCACAGGGGCGCGCTTCTTGGCCTCCGCCTCAACGTGGAAGGCGGACCGGCGCAGGAAGGCGCGGATGGCTCCCAGCACTTTCTCTGGTGCGAGCTTGCCCCGCAGCGCGTCCAGGCCGTCGATCCACACGCTGAGTGTCCTGTCCGCCATGTCCTGTCCGCCATGTTATGCCACCGTCGCAACGAAAATCAGGATAAAATCACAGCCGACGTAGTCGCCGCCCCAGAGCTGGCGCCGCCCCACGTTTTCCGCCCGCGTGACGTGCGCGTCGTCTACCGCGCCGTTTAGCGACCTGTCCGTCTCCACGGCAGCCTTGACACTCTTGCCCGCCTCCGTGGGGTCCATGTGGTCGTAGAGGGTGGCGTACGCCTCCGGCTTGTCTGCCTTGCCGACCAGAAACACGATCCGGACCGTGCCCTCAAAGGTGTTGCCGCCGAAGGCGACGTCATAGTCCAGCGGGTCCTCGGGCAGGAGCACGATGGCGGGGAACTCGCTGACGTTGTCCGCTGGGTAGGTGTAGATGCGCGGCGCGCGCGGCCCTGTGATGGCCGTCCCGAGCACGGTCTTCAGCCCATCAATGGCGTTGCGGTATGTGGATGGCATCAGATCACCGTCCTCTTTAGCCGCCCGGCGTTGAGGAGCGCCTTGACATCGGCGTCCAGGCCGCCCCGCCAGGTCAGCATCTGCCCAGTCTCAGGCATCCCGACCGTCGCGGCGAAGGCGCTGTCCTTGCGCTTCCACAGGCGCGCCGCCTGGACGATGACCGCCTCCACGACGGGGCCGGGGTACACGATGTCATAGACCACATGCCCCGTCCCGGTCGCCGCGGCGGCGGTGGACCCGTTGGCGCCCCGGCGCACGCTGAGGGTGCCCGCGCCCGTCCCGCCGGCCCCGGTGCTGGTGATATACAGGCTCTCCGTCCCGATGCGGACCGTCTGCCCCACGCTGAACGTCCCCATGAGGCTGACGGGGAGGGCCGTGCCCGTGGCGTCCGCCAGGGTGCCCGTCGCGCCGGTGTCGGCGGTGGCGAGGGAGTAGCCCCACGTGCCATCAATCTGGTAGTTGCGCTGGCCGCGCAGAAAGGCATCCTGCGTCCCGGCGCTGTTCTGGGCCACACGGACCTGGGTATAGGGGCCGCCCCATTCGGACGTCGGGGCGGCATTCCACGGCCAGAGGTGATAATCAGCGGCGGCCCAGGCGAGCTCCGCCGTTCCGTCGTCGTTGTTGTCCTCCAGGAGTGTCCCGATAGAGATCAAGTCCGGGACGCGCAGTGCCTGGCCCCCGTCCCCGGAGAAGTGGCGGGTCTCGACCAGGGCGTAGAAGCGGCGCCCGCAGTAGCCCTCTACCTGGCGGGACACGTCATCGAGCACCTGCAAGAGGCGCGTGTCGTTCGCGGTGCCGGTGGCATCGAGAACGCCCGTCCCCTTGAACTGGCTCAGACTGACGTAGAGGTTCATGGCTCCCTTGCATCGCGCTTAGCCGATGAGATTGATCCACACGCGGTACGTCACAACCGCCGTGTCGCCGGATATGATGGTGCGGACGCGCAGGTCGTCGGCCCACCCGATGGCGCGGGACGTCCCCGCCCCGGCATCCGTCCCGATGGCGGCCACCTGGCCCGCCGGGTTGTTCTTGGTCATGTGGAACGCGTGATACCCAGACGCTATGACGGCGGCGCTCCGGGCCAGATTGATGGCGTTCGTCCCGTCCAGGCGGCTGTCCAGGTAAAAATTGGCCGTGCAGGTATCCCCGGTGAGCGCGGAGATATGCACCAGGATGTCCGCCTCCTTGAACACTCCCAACGCGGTCATCCACGTGCCGGTGGCGGTGCTTGCCGCTGCGGTCGTGGCGCTGTGGAGAAGAACGTTCTGCCGCTCCGCCACGGCATAGCCCAGCCTGTTCACCTGGAGGATGGCGCGCTGCCCGTCGCTGACCGCCGTCGGGGTGGCCTGGTAGACGCCGAGCATGACGAAGCCGGAACGGCCCTTTGCCGTTCCCGTCAGCGTGCCCGCCCCGTGCTCCCCGCTGACCAGGGAGAGGGTTTCCTGCTCGCTCTCGAACGCTGTGCCTATAGGCATCGGTTACACCTCCCTGCGCGGGCGCATCACAGTCGTCCTGGGGGGCGCCCGCATAGCCGTCGTGGGGTACGCGCCAGGCCGCGCGCTCAGCGGGCATGTGTGCCCGTCCGGGTCCGCCTCCCCCGTCACGTCGCATAGACGGTGCGCGTTGGGAGGGAGTATGACGGCCGCAACGGACGGCGGGACTTCCCTCCAGGAGTCGGGCTGCCACCAGTATTCGGACCGCGTCGCCGCGTCCTCATACTGGAAGGCCCCGCCGTGCGCAAAGACCCGCCGCCAGCCGTCCATTATCCCACCAGGAAGTAGTTGACGATGTAGCCGCCGACCGCCGTACCCGTGGCCGCCTCATCATGGTTGAGCACGATGCCCGTGCCCGAGCCCACGAGGAACCACCCGCTGGGGTTGCCGGTGACCGCCGTCGCGGCGACGGTGCCGTGGGTGAAGACCCCCACCGCCATCGTCCCGCCGTTCACGATGTTGTCGTTGGACCCCGTCCCGTCAGCCCTAACGCCGATATCCACCGTCCCGGTCCCCGCAGTGGTGTAGTAGTAGACCACCTGCGCCGCCACGGTACCCGCCTCCTGGTTCAGCCAGGCCAGCACCGTACCGGTCGCCGAGGCCGCCACGTTGATACGCACGGAGATGATGCCCCGCGCGGTGCCAGTCCCGCCGCTCGCGGGGGCCATCCCCTTGACGATGACACCGACCGGATCCTTCGGATTGAATGTACCCGCCATATCTGTCCTCCCAATCTCTATGCCCGTTTCGACGGGCTAGACAGGTTCTGTCTGTGTTCCCGCGCGTCCCTTAGACGCCCGTGATGTTGTACCCATTGTGTGTTATACTTGCACGAGGAGGTATCTATGGAGACTCATATCCCGTGCGCTATCTGCGGCAAACTCCTTCGTGTCATCGAGGTGAACCATCTCCGGTCGCATCAGATGACCGTTGCGGGCTACAAAGCCTTGGGGCATCGCATCATATCGGAATCCGCTTCCACTGCCATTTCCGAGAAGATGCTCGGCAACAGGAACAACAAGCACGCTGGGAAGGTCGGTCCTGACCATCACCGTTGGAAGGGCGGAACAATCGCCAAGAACGGGTACAGGGTTTTCCGTATTCGCGGCGTCCTTGTGCTGGAGCACAGATGGTTGATGGAACAGGCCCTTGGCCATCCCCTTGATCCCGGCGAGGTTGTGCATCATAAGAATGGAATCAAGACGGACAATCGCCTTGAGAACCTTGAGGTTCTTACGAATGCCTACCACGTATCCACGCACTCTATGGAGCAGCGATGGGAGGGGATAGAAGGCTTCCGCGAAGAGGTCATGCGCCTTCTTGAAACCGGTATGACATCGCGTGAAGTCGCCGCCCAACTCGGGGTCCATTACGAGACTGTTCGCAACGTCGCGCGCGGGCGCGGCCTCACAGTGTGGCGCGGACACAGAGGCCCCAGCCTGCAAAGCGAAGGGATGGCGTTGTTCCGGCAAGGTCTGAGTAAGACAGACGTTGCGGAACGCCTTGGCGTTCATCGAAACACCGTTGACCGGTGGCTGAGAGAGTCTAAGCATTATGTCTAGACTCCAGTCACATTGTAAGAAATCGCCGTATGCGTGGCGCTTGACCGCGTCCCGCTGCGCTCCGTGAGGGCGACGCGCATAGAAACGTACATCACGTCCTGGCCCTTGCCAGCGTCCCGGTCCATCTCCATCGTGATCTGGCGCCGGAATCCCACCCGCCACTGGGTCGTGTTGGTGACGAGCACGCGTCCCACGGTATTGCCGCCAGAGTCCGTGACCTTCCCGTCGGTGTCTGCGATCCTCATCTGCTGGCTGACCACGTAGGGGGAACCGAACACCTGGCTCAGCTCGCCCGTGCTCATGGTGGCCCGCGCGCCCGCCACGTCGTTGGTCAGGACAGCCGTGAGGCTGCGCGCTGAAATGTACGTGCGGGGGTCGGAGACGTAGACCACGTCGCCCCGCTGGCTGCCCACGCCGTACTTGCCCAGGCGTCCCGCCGGAGCGTTGAAGGCCGCGACGCTGATGGCGGCGTTGTGGTTGACAGAGACGGATGCTGAGGCGTCCACGATGGCCTGATGGATGATGCCGTCAAAGCCGAGGAGCCAATGCGCCTTGCCCGCCGAGGCGCTGCTGATGGTCGCGCCGTCGGAGTTGATCCCGTTGGTGACCGTGGTGTCGGCGTTCAGGAGCACGTCGTCGATCACCTGGGCGGCGTTCCGCGCCAGGCTGGCGCGCAGCTCGGGAATGAACCCGACGATGGCGTCCTCGTCCAGTTCGTCGCTGAACGGCACGCCCGTCTTCAGCCCCTTGGCGTTCAGCGTGACCTTCTGCGTCGCCAGGTCGGTCGTGGTGGCCTGGATGTTCTCCGCCTGGGGATACCAGTTGGTGTCCCCCAGCTGGATGGGCAGGTCATAGGGCTGCGTCGGCATGGCGGTCTGGCGGAGCAGCGGGAGGATGATGGTGGCGAGGTTGACGTCCAGCCACAGTTCGCTGGACTCGAAGGTGGGGACGAGCTCGTCTCCCGCGCCCGCCGTGGTGGAGTCCATCGCCTTGCCCACCAGGTCCAGGAGACCGCGCGTCATCGCGTCGGCGATGTGCCGGGCCTGCTCCATGCTCTTCTCGCTCTGGATGCCGAACACGTTGTAAGTCATGCGCTTGATCGCGCGCTCACGCCACTCGAAGACCCTGTCCGTGGTGAGCCACGTGGCCATCGCCTTCTTCTGGTCGGCGATCTCCTGGTGCAGCCGCGCGCTGTACTTGCCGGGCCGCTTGCTCAGGATGGTCTCCAGGAGTTTGACGTCCAGGAGATCGAACCCGGCGAGCCGTCCCGTCCGCACCATCACGCGCCCGTCGTTGTCCATCCGGGCCAGGCGGTCCTTCTTAATGACCGTCAGCTCCGTCTGGGCATCGCCCAGGGCCTTGGTCATCCGGTCCAGCTCCTCGCCCAGGGGCTTGAGCCCAGCGGCGACCTTGTCGGCGATGTTGTTGTCGATCTCGCCGATTTTCTTGAGGACGTTGTCGATATCTGTAGGCATGTCCGTCTACTCCTTTGCGAGATAACTGTCCAGGGCCGCGCCAATGACGGCGATGCTGGTTTCTGTTTCATCCGGTCCCGTTGGGATAGGCACAGGCTGCGGGCAGGTATGACTCAGCAAGGTCGTGATATCCGCCACGTCTCGCGCATCTAGGGCGTCATAGACGGCTGCGCGTTCCGCGATCTCGGCAGCGCTGCGGAGGGGGGGCGGCTCCATATCGGCGTCGCGCATATGGCGCGCCATGTGGGCATGGACGCCTTTCATGTCCTCTTCGGGGATATCCGCCCCGCCGCGCCCGCCGTTCAGGACGCCGATCCCGTTGGAACACGCCTTCGTACTGGCCTCCATGACCGCCCCGTCCTCGGAGACGAAGTGGTGCAGGAACTTGTAACTGGCCTTGGAATCGGGGCCGCCTTCGGAGTCCATCCACGCGTGCGCCTTACGCAGTGCGGCTTCCTCATTGGGTAAACGGCGGCGCATAGCGGCTGCATCCCACGGCTCATCCGATGTCTCGGAGTGGTGGGAGTGCATGGGCATCTTGAGCGCTGGGGCAGAGCGCAGAACGGGGATGCTGGGCATGATGACATAGGCGCGCGCGGAGGCCAGCGCCTTGGCCAGCGCATGGGGATGGGCAGGGATGGAGACGGCGCTGATCTCCAGGAGTTCCTGCTTCTGGAAGTCCACGCCGTGATCGATAAACGCGAACTCTAGCGGGCGGAATCCGACGCTCTGGGCTTTCATGAAGCCGCGGTCGAACTTGCCCTGGACGGCGACGGCGATGGGGTCCTCCGGGTCGAACTCCACCGGGTTGAATCTCGCCGCGAGCTTCGCGTACTCGGCGCGGGGCATGCGCATCCTGTACTGCATCTGCTCGTGCCAGCCGTCGATCGAATACAGCCCCCAG